CGACGTCAGTGTACCAGTCAGTCCCCTACCGAGTTGTATCGCTAGGTCGGTGGTTCTGAGACCGACGTCGATTGACTGGCCTAAGTGAACATCACCCCCGGTATAGCCTATGTCGTTCAATGACAGGCCTTGCATGTTGGGTAGGTTGAGTGTGATGCCCTTGTCGCTGGTGACGAAGGAGGAGCCCTTGAGCCTCTGCTGCTTGGGTTGGGTTGAGTTATAGAGCAGCATCGACGGTTTGGTAGTGGTCGATATCCTCTCGCCTGAGAAGAATGGGGCTCCTTCGTAGTTGTGACCGGGGCGGCTGGTGTGGGTCATCTGGACTGTGCTGTTGCCCTCTGCCAAAGTGTACCTGTTCGATGATGCTATCGTATAGGTGGCGTTGTTGCGGTTCTCTATGGTGACCTTGTTCTTGCTGTTCGTCTGGGAGGACAGGAGGGCGTGGTGGAGGGCATTGTCCACGAACACTGGCTTCCTTACTTCGTTCATGGTAGTATCTAGGCTGACGTTGAACTGACCAGCGTCGTCGTCAACCAAGGTCATGCAGCATCACCACTGTGGTCGGAGGTGCCGAACGTCACATCACCCTTGTGGCCCTTGGGGTGCAGAGTCTGGCTGTATCTTGGTTTGATGGAGAAGTCCTTGCGCTTCACCGGGTCATCGGTCTGGGCTGCTGTCCTCCTCCTTGGTGCGTCGCTCCTGTGGTGCTGCAGCGTGTTCTCCGAGGTGATGAGCCTGCATACGGTGCTAGTCAACGAGGTGTCGAAGTTCGTCACTGCCACCCCTCCCAAGTTGGGACCGTGGGAGGTTGGTATCTGGTCAGCGGAGCCGCCGCTGCTGGTGTTCATGTAGACTATGGGTACGTATGGTCCCTTGGTGTCCGGGGTCGAGCGTGTGTCAGGGAAGTTGTTGGAGGGTGTCCTACCAGTCGCCTCGTAGGTGAAGATGCCGTACTTACCACCTGCCGTGGCTTGGAAGTAGTCACCATCCGACTGCTTGACGGCGGTGGTCTTCGGCCTGTACATCTCGACGTGGAATCGGTCGAGGACCCTGTTGGGGCGCAGAAGGAACCTCACAGTGGAGTCGGTGTCGTTGTTGCGAACCCCGTCGGTGCTGTACGTCGATACGTCCTGATACGGGTTGGAGGTCTTATTCGCCCCGGTGAGTGAGTTCACTCCCCATCCGGTGTCGTCGAAGAGACCCGCGAACGCTCTGGCCTCGAGTATGTAGTCCCCGCCCATAGGGCGCATGTTCGACGTATGACTGAACTTCAGCACGGAGTTCGTGGTACCGTTCGTGTCGCTGAAGAGGAGTGAGTTGTAGTTCGCGTCGACTAGGCTCTGGTTTCCGGGCATGTGGGCGCCTTGCAGCACTGTCCTCTGTCCTACGTTGCGGTCCGTGTGAAGGCTGTGCGCCTCTGTGTTGATGATGATGTGGGACTTCTCCAACTCCTCGAAGTTCTCAGCGTCCACTCCTATCCTCGGTGAGTTCCTAGATATGACGTCCTTGTGAGGTGAGTCTCCCACGACCTGCTCCACCCTGTCGCTCACGACAGCCTCGGGCTTGAGCAGCCCATCCTCGGCCACACCCAGCCTCGCGCTTATCCCACGCTTGACCTCATCGGCTTGCAGTACGTCGTTACGGGGGCGTATCAAGCCATCACCGAACAGGGGCTCCGCTGTATTGTGGCTGAGAACGAGACCAGTGGTGTGGACGGGGGTGGAAAGGTCGGTGAGAACATCCTCGTTGAACATGGTAGGGTACCTGACTCCCCTGCCGTTCCCCATGTCGCCGACCCTCAGAGCGTTGGTCGGGGCGAAGACGTCGACGAGGACGGTGCCTACGTTGGTGTTATCCGAGTTGAGGCGCCCGCCGAACCTCGGTATCGTGAAGTTGCTGGTGACGCTGACCTGACCGCTTGAGTTCACGACGTTCTTGAGGTTGAAGATTGGGTTGCCGTTGTTGTAGACTCTCTGGAAGGGGGTCCTGCCATTGGTTCTGTCGTACTCATAGGCGTCTCCGCAGTCCCATGCGGGTCTAATGCCGAATCCACGCACTGGAGCACGCCTTACGTCCTCTCCACGGGTGTTGCCCCACCAATCCACCAGATAGTACTGCGCGGCCTCTGAGAGCCTCGTAATGGCCTTTCCTTCGGTATCACCCCACCAGTCCCTCTCTACCTTGTTGCTGTTCCTCAGCGTTCTGACTGGTGAGCCGAATGGACGAGTCATCCTCCTACCGTCGCTGTGCCTCACTTGGAACTCGTACTTGTCCATCCCGAGCATGGCTGAGAAGTTGGTGAGCCTCTCCATCACGCCGACGTAGGTGTTGGGGAAGGTGGAGTTTGAGTCGGTGTCCCCACCTGCGTACGTCCACGCTCTCGTCTCCAACTGGACTAGGGGCCCGGACCTGTACCCAACGGTGGTCGCTGAGACTCCGGTCATCGCGTCCTCGAGGATGGCGCGGGTTGGTATCAGCCCCCAACGGGGTCTGTTGCAGGCTTGACGTACAGCGATACGGTAACCATACGGTAGTCTGTGGGTACTGGCTGTGGCGAGTTTCTCCTTGACGATGCCCGCTCCTCTGGAGTATGAGGCGTCTATGGTGCTGTTGTCCTTCCATCGATACAGGTCGTCCGATGCGTATGCCCTAGGTACAATCCAACTGGCAGAGGCCTGCATAAACGCATCAGGGCGGCTTGATTGGGGTCCTCCTCTGGTACCACAGGGCCAGAACCTGTTGAGCATGATGTTGGTGCTCGCCTGATTCACACCTGCCTGATTGTGGTCCGAGTCAGCAGCCGCCACAGAGCCGACCTTGTCGACGTCTGGGGTCTTGACTCGCAGGTCGAATGGGCCGTGGCTCATCGAATAGACGACATCGTGGTAGTGGATGGTCTGGAAGTGGTCGGGCATTATGTTGTACTGGGCTGCGTCAACCGCCCTATCGGTGGTGGTCCCACCCCATGTCCTGCTCGAATCAGAGTAGAATGTATACGGTCTACCTAGATTTGGATGCCACATGCATAGGAATGCATCTGGTACATGTAATCCAACAGTATCCTTGGTACCTTTCTTCAACTGTGGTAGTATCTTTGTAATTATACTTCTATTCGTATCTGTGAATACATCCTTGGCAGGTAGATTGTCATATGCCCTAGTTAATCTCAATTCCATACCTGTTGCTATTGTACCGGTGGTGGTTACCCCGGTGAACGTCTTTGGTTCGTTCACAGTGCCATTCTGAAGCCCGCTGCGCCTTGTATAGGTGGCTACCTGCCTCTTTCCATTGGAATCGGTGTACTCCAGTTTGTGGTTGTAGTATGGCGTCTCTGGGAACAGTGAGGCATCATCAACGGTTATTTCGATATTGGGACTACTACCTGATGTACTTATCACGGTACATGTTGGACTTAGGGATGTATTTTGTAATATATGCGAATATATGTCAGGGTATATCGATGGATATCCTGCAATTGTCAATTGATTACCTATACTACCTAGTGTACTTCTTGAGAACTCGTAGTAATTATATGGGGTATATTGAGATATATGTCTGAAACCACTTGAATTACCATCATCAGGTGCCACACTATGCAATATACTCCACCAAGGTATGTTCAATGTATATCCGGGTGTGGCTTTGCTCATCATGGGTGTATATGGGAAAGCCCTGCGTGTGAATGATGGACTCTCGGTCAATTCTATGCCAAAAGCGTTGTACAGCGACAATGGTGGTATGTTGGTGAAATGCTTGCCGAAGTCAGCGTCATGGTCCAGTATCACCTCGTTGATGAATATCTCGCATCCCCTGACGTCTGCTTGGGTTGCATCGGATAGGTAGAGTACGAGTGCTCCTACCCCAGCCACGTATTCGGTGCCGATTACGGTATTGACCTGCTGTCCCGTTAGTTTCTGCGCGGATGAGTAGAAGTGGTATCCCACCAACTGTGTGTTGAGCACGTTGGGTTGTATGACTATCTGGTAGGCTCCTACCTCCTTCGGGTCTGGGAAGTGGGCCTGTAGGGTGTAGTTGTTGGCTGCCTCGAGGACGATGGTGTGTCCTCCTGCCTTGTTTATGATGCCTGCATGGCCCCTGCTGCCAAGAACTCCATACCCATCCCACTTGACCTTGGTCTCGAACATCAATGTGAATGCACCACCATGGATGTCGCTTGGTGCCACGGGCGCCGACACGCCGCTGAAGAACAACTCGGGCTCGAGTGGGCTCATGTAGTCTGTGACGTCGGTAGAGATGTCCGAACTGACCGACGTGGTCGTCTTCTCCTTGTCGAAGAGGTCCCTGTCCCTGTAGCCCCTCGTGGATGCTCTCTCTGCCAAGTGCCTCTTGAATATGGACTGGTAGGCTGGGTGGGCCCAGTGTCCCGGTAGCATGGGCATGGTCGGTGTCACGTAGTGATGACCCATCCTCGGGAACGGCATCGGGGTGAGTTGCGGCTTGGTGTATCGGGTGTGAGCAAGCGTGTTCGCGTCACCGTCCATGTAGTGGGTATGAGCCATGTCGGGTGAGGCGCCACTCACCTCTGCGTGGTCTCTGAGCCTCTGTGCTGCGAAGAAGCGGGCGCTTCCTGCGGGAACGTAGTAGGATGGTACCACATCTAGATTGGCGACAGTCTGCGCCGCTATGAAAGCAGTGAAGTCCACATCACCTACTATGCCGGTGAAAGTAGTACCGGATATCCCGGTGTAGGATGCTACGACACTCTCCTCGGTCGTCGGGTTGAAGATGCGTATGAAGCGCCTGTCGTCCTTGACCTCCTTGGTTCCGAAGGATGCGTCGTATATTCTGGCGTTGATTGTGGCATCAACGGTCAGCACGCTGGTCGAGGCGTCCCAAGATGAGACGTTGAGCGCCTGATTCTCCACGCCGTTCGCATGGGTGTAAGTGGTGGGATAGCGGTGCGTGTGGCTGTGTCCCATCTTCGTGACGTGGAAGAACAGTGACCTGTCGTGGAGTTCGTATGACAGTTTGAGCGGGTTGTTACCAGTGGCCCTCTCCCACCCGGTTGTCCTGCTGACGTTGTTGATGCTGTCTATATGCTCCCAGTTGTGGTCCTCGTAGGTCGGCCCCTTCCTAGGGGAGGAGACGGAGGAGTCGAACAAGTGCCCTGTATGGGTATTCGAGAGGTCGGCGTGCAGCATTCCACCGCTGCCGAATGACTCAGTCTGATACGCCTGCACCGGGTCGAAGCCGGAGCGGACCACTATATTTCCGGGTATGGTGTCGGGGTCTGGCAACTGCACCATCATGGAGGGAGTGTTGCCGCTGTTGGCCAAGGCTGGGGCGTTGCCCTCCACTCCCCTGTCCTTGAGCACCATGAACGAGCGTATCCCGGTACCGAGCGGGCTTCCACCCTGCAGGGTATGCTCTTGACCCGAGTCATCGATGACGACCGCCTCGTCGAACTGCATCTCCTCGTTGGGGATAGTGAGGATACCACCAATTGTCTCATCATGCTTCTCAGCGAGTTGCGGGTGTGAGAGTTCCTGCGCCTGCAGCACCGGCATCATGGCGCTGTTGGTGGTCTCGAAGGAGAAGCGGACGTTGCCATACAACTTCTCACCGCTCGTATGCGCCGTGCTGCTGACGACCCTCGTGGTCAAAGGCACGGCACCGAGCCCCCTAGCGTTGAGTGCGGGCAGTGAGAGATTACCGCCGTCCATCCTCTTCCAGACGATGTGCTCGGTGGAGAAGTTCAGGGCTGATGACCTCTTGTACAGGTCGTATGCGAGTATGTCTCCCTTCCAGAAGTCAGTGGGGAAGTCCCCATCAGACGTGTACGAACCGCTGGTATAGAACTCCGGCACGACGTTTCGCTCTGCGGTGATGCCGGTCTCCAAGTTCTTCGAGCCGAGGGAGAAGTCGAGGTCCGTCACCAAGTCGCCTGTCTTCGCCCTGTCTGGTGTGGCGTTCTCAAGGCGGAGGTCCGTCACGTTGCCCGTGTGGAACGTATAGACACCCGTGTCGGTGGAGTCGGTCTCTAGAGCAGTGTCATTCACAATCAGAGCCTCGACGTTGGGACCTGCGTGCGCTGGTGCGATGAAGCGGTCTTGGGCGTGGAACCTCTCATCCCACCTCGTGGTACCAGCGTAGCGTAGCGATGGGGACCCCTGACCCTTGACCATGAGCATGTCACCGACGCAGGTGGATGAGTCCCTGTCCTTCTTCGCTATCAGCGCGAACTCCGACTCGCACGCGATTACGATGAACGCCTTGCTGAACAGCCCCTGTGGATGCACGAGTTCCTCTGGGAAGGTGGTGTCTATGTCGTAGTGGGATGGCTTGGCATGGAGGGTGTCAGGCGCATTGTCGTCGGTGTCCTTGCGGGAGTAGGAGAGGCTGTTCGTGGTGTAGGTGTACGAGGAGTATGGGTTGTTGACGTAGGTCATCAGTGCGCTACCGAGGCCGTCCACGGGTGGTGTGCTCTCGGGTGAGCGTGGAAGAGGTGCTGTGGTGGGTATGCCGCCAAAGCCGCTCAGTACGCTGGATGCGCTGCCGTATGGGGAGAAGCCGAGTTCGCTGTGCCAAGCACCGAGACCAGCACCATAGCCCTCGGTGTCGACGCGTAGGCTGTTGAGGTAGGAGTATCTCTCGCCATGCCAGCCCACTGAGCCTATGGGCCTCGTCCTGTCGACCGCATCGACGAGCCCTGAGAAGTGGGCTTGGCACATGTGGTCGCGTGTGGTGCTTGCGACGTTGTTGAAGCGATGGACACCAGCCTTGCTCCATACGTAGATGGCCCCAGCGAGGCTGCTGACAGCGGTGGAACCGTCGTTGAGCGTGACGTAGGACTCGAACTTCTCGCTGTTGGTTATCCTGTTTGGCGCGAGGTAGAACCTGACCTTCCAAGTACCACCGTCATCGAAGACCTCCCTCGAGTGGTAGCATCCCCAAGCAGGTACGTCAGCACCGCCGCTGGTACTGGCCTTTATCCACCCGCATGCCGGTATCTGCTCCAACTCGTTCTGTGTGGTGTGGGTGCTGCTGGAGTACTCCACATAGTAGGGGTCGGTTGATACCTGATACGCGCTGAATGTCTCGAGTTCGACCCAGCCGTATCTGTCCTGTCTCATGGCGTTGCCCATCGAGGGCATGTGAGTCCCTCCCATTGCCTTGAGAGCGCCCTTGCCGGGGAAGGTGTTGATGGCAGCACCGACCACGGTTGCCAACTCCTCGCCGTTCTGACAGCGTGTCGCATCGACTATGATGTACTCGCTGTCGACGTCAGCAGCGACGAGTTGCCCCTCGCTTGCTGTGTAGCCGAGCACCTTCGTGGTGAGCATACCAGCGACACGGAAGGCCGTGGGATGCACTTGGGTCGTCGGTCCCCACACGGACAGGGTGGTGTCCCCATCGGGGTGGCTGGGGTTGACTGCAATCTGGTTGTCCATCCAGTGCCCACCGGGGTGGTACCCACCGTCCATGTGCCACACCATGTCGGCGCCAGTGGCTATGCCGAATCCAAGGAGCGGGTTGTGCCTGAGAGGCATGCCCCTTCTTATGGTCAGGTCCGAGGCGCTGAAACTAGAACTGGGACTGATACTGCTGTCATTGAAGTACTGCCCGTACATCCTGCCGTTCTCCGGTCGCTGTTTTATTTTCGAGTAGAGGGAGAGTGGCTTACCGGTGGCTGGCTCCCAGTTGAGTGGGGTGCGCCAGTGGAAGGCGTGGTAGGCGCTGTGATAATCAGCGTCCTCCGGCATGTAGTTCCCGTCTTGGTTCTCTATCGGGTTGGGGACTATGTTTCCGGGCACCTTCGACCAAGTGTTGCCCACGGTCAGGACAGCGCCTGTGTGCGGGTGCACTGAGTCAGCCCCCGTCATGTTGCTGCTGTCTGCCACCTCCTGCGTGAATGGGAAGGCCTGACCGGGCCCGAAGACGATGTAGGTCGTCTTGTTCTCGGTGCTGGTTATGTGGTCGTCATACCTAGCCGTGGGATGGGCGAAGCGCAGGACCAGTGGGCTTGGCTTCTGCACGACCACCCCTGCGGTGTATGGTGCGCTGTTGGGGTGACCGCTGTTGATGGCGGCATTGGAGTTGTCCAAGTTAGGTGAGAGGACGTTGTCCCTGTTGTGGGCAGGTGGCATGATGCTGCCACGGTGCTGGTTGAGCAGGGCGGTGCCGGGGAAGAATGAGAGCATGGCGTTGGCATCGAGGATGGCATGGCTGGTGACAATCTCGTTGGCGTTCTGTATGCCTGACACACCAGTTGGGCCAGCAGCGTAGGGATGGGTGTAGAACTCCGAGTAGTCGTTCATGGTACCGTCGTTGACGTCGAGCACCACACCGCTGAAGCCACCGCCGAAGAACACGGGCACGTTGTTGTCGACGCTGCTCCTCCCACCACGGAAGTGGTGTATGGGACTCGAGTCCACGCTGCCGAGCGAGCGGAGGCCGCATACCTCGGTACTCCTGAGATTGCCATAGTGAGATATCACACCAGTGTGATAGGCGGTGTCCGTGGTGTCTCCTGATGTCCCATCACCGGCGAATGCTGTGACCCATTCTGAGGTGGCAGTGTCGTTGTCCCATAGAAGCATCTCCAATTTGATGGCGGGGTCGCTATCGGCTCCTGTGTGTCCCTCGACCACGGCGCTTGCCTCTGGGAACAGGTAGATTCTCTTCCTCTCTCCGAAGGAGTTCACAGTGCCATTGGTGCTCGCAGGCGCGAGGAAGCCCCACAGTTCGTCCTCTGCGCTGTTATTGTCGATGAATATTCTTTGAGAAGCAGTGGTTACACTGGTGTATCGCAGCATCGGGTTGCTGACGCAGGGCAGTATATGGTCACCGCTGTGGTCGGTGAACTGACT